CTTCTTTGATGGCGAAGAAAACAGTAATCAGGAGATACATAATTTATTATCTAGAGTAGATCGTTTGATTGAACTCTTTGGCGTCGCAGTAATCATCGCGCATCATACTGGTAAAGAAAGAGCCGACGATGCCTCGTTTATGTCAGCGCGTGGTGGTTCTGCTTTTGCCGGATGGATGGACTCAGGTATCAAACTCATGGGACAAAAGCCAAATGTCACTATGTTTTATGAAGCTCGAAACGCAAGAGAGCCTGATACTCACTTGGCTAGATTTGATTTTGAGAAAGGTAATTGGGACATGGTTGACTTTGACGAGGGTCCTGACGAAGTAGAGATTGCTCAGAAGGTAGCAGACGCTATGGATAGAATTACTTTTTATACAAGACAAGAACTAGAACTATTGGCAAGACAAGCATTGAAAGAAAACAATTTACCCAGTGGCGAGAGAGCTGCAAGATACGCAGTCAGTCATGTGCAAAAATATTTGGGCGATATAGTTAAGACTCATGCTATTCCTGGAAAGCAAACTTGGCACTATCGATTTGATAATAAAGGTAAGAAACCTTGGGAATAACTGTTAGGATTTATTTATGATTGCTTTCCCAAAGAAAAAATACAATATCATTTACGCTGATCCTCCTTGGCAATTTAACAGTCGTATTCATCAAGAAAATCGTGGCTTTACACATAGCTTGGAAGATCACTACGACACAATGAAAGGCAAAGATATAAAAGATTTGCCAGTTCAAGATATTGCTGACGATGATTGTATTCTTTTCATGTGGGTAGTTGACTCACATTTGAAAGAAGGCATAGAAGTAATTGAGTCTTGGGGTTTTACTTACAGAACAATTGGTTTTACTTGGGTCAAAGAATATCCAAATACTTTTCCCCCACAAATATGTTTTAACTTTTCTCCTTATGTATTGAAATCAACAGAGATTTGTTTGATTGGCATGAAAGGTAAATTAAAAAATATTAAAGATCGAGATGATGTTAAAGGTCTTTGCTTTGAAGCAAGAACTAAACACAGTGAAAAGCCTCATGAGATTAGAAGAAGAATAGAAACAATGTGCAAAGATCTACCTAAGATAGAGTTGTTTGCTAGAAAAAACTTTGATGGTTGGGACGCTTGGGGTAACGAAGTATGAGAAACTCATACAAAATAGAAGGCCCCGCATTGATTAGTTTCTCTGGTGGTAGAACATCTGGCTTCATGTTGAAGCAGATAGTAGACGCTCACGATGGTGTCCTCCCGGAAGATGTGCATGTAACTTTTGCAAACACTGGTAAAGAAATGCCTGAAACTTTGGACTTTGTCAGAGATTGTGGCGAACACTGGGGCGTAGATATAACTTGGTTAGAGCTAGAGATAGGCGATGAGAGGCCGATATATCGTACAAAAATAGTGAACTATGAGTCAGCTTCTAGAAATGGCGAGCCCTTCGCTGCTTTATTAGACAGAAGGGCGTATCTACCTAACCCAGTTGCTAGATTTTGCACAGCTGAGATGAAGATTAGAAGAATGAAAGACTTCATGTGGAAGATTAAAGGCTACAAATACTGGGACAATATCCTTGGTTTGCGATATGACGAGCCGAAGCGTGTAACCTCGTCGCGTAATGCTTCGACTAAAGAGCGTTGGGAAAATCTTATGCCTATGTATGAGGCAAAGCATGGGATAGATGAGGTATTAGAATTTTGGCAGAAAGCTAACTTTGATTTGAGATTGCCGACAATCAATGGTCAAACAGTAGCTGGTAATTGTGACTTGTGTTTCTTAAAGGGACGCAAAACTCTCAATGCCTTGATGAAGGAACGACCTGATCTAGCAGATTGGTGGATTGCCCAGGAGAATAGATTTGGTAATGAGTCTGGCGCAACCTTTCGATCTGATAGGCCGCCCTACATTGAGCTCGTTGATGAGGCAAAAAATCCTAAGATGTTGGATCTATTTGAGGACGATAGTATGTCGTGTTTTTGTCATGATTAAGCTAAAAAACGGTTGTGCAACGCTGATTGGCGATTTTGCACAGCGTCTGAAAAAAGTCAATAAAATCAATGACTTAACGATTGTGCAGTTGTGCAAGTGCACATGCCTGCACATGCGCACAGCGTACGCTGAAACCCTTATGTTTATTGGGTTGTGCAGTTGTGCGGTTGTGCACTTCTATAAGAAGGGAAAGAGTGGGGATAAATCCCACATTCCCACTCCCTTTTTCTTTCTTAATATAATTAATAAAACAGTGAGGTAAAAATGGGAAAAGTAAAAGAGCTATACATGGAGATAGAAGACAAAGCAATAGATTGTTTAGATGATTATCTGAACAATAAAAATTTAAGTTTGCAAGAATGCAAAAATAAATTTGAAGCTGAACATGGGTGTAATGCTATGCATATATTTGATGAAGTATTTCAAGGAGCTAACACTATCAAGATGGGAGCTGATGAGCATCCTTGTAGAAATAAATGGTAGGTACAAAGATAAGGTACAACGGCACTTTGTCGGATAAAACTTTAGAAAATATAAGAGTAGGTGTGAATAGGAGATTGAATGCAAAGGAAAAGCAAAAGGCCAGAGCTGAACGATGAGATTATTCATACTGAGTACACTTACAATAGAGTTAATCAAGGAAAAGTAATACAATTGTTGGACATGCAGTTCTTGTATCAGATGAAAGATGGTGCAATTAGACACTGCATGTTTGATGAAGACTGGAGATTTGTAGTAGATGGCAAAACCAAAAAAGAAACTAACTAAAATGCAAGAGGTCTTTGTAAACCTTATGGTTTATCAGGATCTCAATCAAAGTGAATGTGCTTTTAGAGCTGGGTTTAAAAATCCAGAAGTTATTGCAAGTCGTATGATGAACAATGAAGAATATTCTCATGTCCAGGAGAGGATTAGGGATATGAAATCTTTGCAAAGGAAGAAGTATGATATTACTTTTGAGAATGTAGCCGGGAAGTTAGCAACAATTAGAGATGCTGCGGCATCAGATGGATCGTATGGACCTGCAGTAAATGCTGAGATAGCCAGAGCAAAATTAGGCGGACTCATGGTTGATCGCAAGGAAGTGCGGTTTGGTAAGATTGACTCTATGAGTAGAGAAGAACTAGAGAATAGATTGCAACAACTCATGGAAGAAAATCAAATTAGATCAATAGATGGAGAAGCTAGAATAATAGAGGACGAAGATGACAATACAAAAAATAAAAGATTATCTGGAAGAAAGTAATTCTCAAGGAATACTTATCGACCCGGAGCAATTGTTAGAATTAATTTGCGAGTGGGAAACAGAAGAAGATTAATTTTTTAACTCTCCACCTTCTGCGAGCTGTACTATTCTTTTGGATCTAGCTACTGGATCAGAGATTAAAAGTATTGATACCATTTTATCTTCTTCGTAGCCACAAATTGCGTTTTCTTCTATCTTATATTTAATCATCACTTAAATTATCCTCATGTGTTGCGATTAATTTATTTAAATACCATCTTGCTTTGCGCAAATCATCTAACATTTTTCCTTTGTATTCATGACGCCAGACATATTTCATAACATTACCTTTAAGATAACCTTGAAATTGTCTAGTGGTCATTGAGGATTGAATTGCTTCGATACACTCTATATCTCCAGTGTTGTAATGTGATGGATTGTTTATTAAATCGTTTATCTTTAATTTTTTACTCGCCATTGTTTACATTCCTACTTGTTTTCATATAACAAGCTCGACAAAATGCTTTTGGATATTCATGCGGTCTAGTCATTTCGCCATTTACCCAAAGACCTTCTTCTTCTGGCACTTGTTCCTTGCAACTATCACAATAATATTCAACGCCTTGAACTCCTTTATTCCAAATAATTACTTCCATTAGTATTTTTCTCCAAAGATTATATTAAATTCTTCATCTGTAAGATCCAAACGAAGTTTAATAATATCCCAGGCATTGTCAATTTGTGCGTCTTCTTCAGTATATGGTTTTGCTCGATTGTCAAATAGTTTCTTCTCGATCACATTTACAGCTTCAACTGGCGTCATTTTATTTTTCATGCTTCCTCCTTTTGCGATTTAAATTTGCGTTCTATACTTTTAAATAATTTTTCTGTGTCCCTGATCGTAAGATTTAGATCCTCTTTCAACCATTCTGGGAACAAACTGCGTCTCGCATAAAAATCTCCAGCGTTTATATCAAAACACAGTTTCAATAAATGTAATTCTTCTTTGGTAAATTGTGGCATTTGTTCTCCTAAATTAATTCTTTTTTACAGTCATAACTGCCTTCGTTCATGCTTTCAATCCATGTCCATTTGTCATCTATTCTGTAAAGAATATCTTTAAAACATGACTCTCCATGAACGACCAACGCCATATCTCCTGCCCAACCTGGACTGTCTGGAGTGTAATTTTCTAAAATGACTGCGTTGTATATGTGGTCTGCTGTTATTTCAAAACCCCCATAATGTCTGTTTAATTCTTCTGCGATTTCTTTACGCTCTGTTTCTGTAGGTATGCTCATATTTAGTCCTCCGAGTTTTGTAGTTTTCTTATGTAATTGAATAATTCTGCTTGAGTATCTAGCCCAACAGTTTCCCAATGTTCGTAATTATTTTCGGCCAGTCGTATAAAGACAGCAACATGCCATTTGTCTCCTTCATAATTTTCAGTTATCTCAAGATCAAATTCATTCTGTCCAGTCGGCTCTGTTTGTAGTGTGATAGTGAAGGACAAGCTCATTGCTCGTCCTCCTTCCATGACTTACAGTCTGGAAATATATCAGCGTATAGTTGAGCAACTGCGACCATTTCTGGAAACAGTTTCTTAACTAACTCTGTGTTTCTGCCATCAAGCAAAGATATTGCTTTGTGCATTTGGTCTATGGCTTTGCTCATTTCAGGTGTTCTAGTAGACGCAAAACCTTTGTCTACTAAATACATTGCTACTAAATCGTCAGTAGCTTCAAAGTAATTTATAAATTCATTACTTTTATTTGGTTTGTAATAGTCTGTCATTATTTGTTCTCCTTATTAACATACTCTAAAACTTCGTTAAAATCTGATGTGATAAGTTCTTCTGACTTTTCTCCATCTCCATATTCATCTACCAATGTGACTGCGTATCTCCAATCTTCAAAGTTAGATAAATCCTCATGCCCAAAACCTAAATAATTCTCTTTTCTTTCTCTAAGTAAAGGCGAATTAATCCAGATGTGGTAGCCATTAAATTCAAAACTAGGAAATTCATCATTGCTATAAGATACATTCTGCCATTCTGTCGGAATGGGTACATCTTGATAGTATTCTTCCCAAGTTAAGTAAGTTTTTTTATTTGTTTTCATAGTAATAGTCCCTCAAATTTGTTAATCAATAGATAAATAATACACGAAATGTCCCCAAAAATATATATTTTTACATAAAATTACATAGATATTTTAGATAATAAAAGTTAATAAATTTTTTCGCATTTCATTGATATAGATTAATAAATATGATTTCCACCCCCTCGGACAGATAATCAAAATGTTTTCAGTTTGGCGCGTGCGATTTGGTCTAGTGCGATTTGCGATTTCCAGATCGGATTTCAGATCTTTTGCGAGTTGCCGGTAGTCCGATCTGCGATTTGCGATTTATAAAAAAGAAACCCCAGGGTCCGAAGATCCTGGGGCACCATTAGGAGAACAAATTTGTCGAGAGAGTTCGACAGGTGCGAGTTTAACATTATAAATGTGCGAATTGCTACTAATTTATGACCTGGCCAGCTCTGGCCAGCGCGGAAGGAAGGGCCGGGGGGAATGGATTGGCCCTTCCAGGTTTGATAGTAGGAGTGCAGGTGGCTATTTCTCCTGCTTCTTGCACAACCAATCTTCCTACTACCAAAGATATTATGCGTTGATGTGCATTTCGGTTGGGGACATTTTAATTCTGAGCGGCTGTCCTTTAGCAATGTTTAACAATTGCGTCTTGGTCAACGGTACCGCTTCTGCAAAGTCGTCGCCACTTACAGCATAAGTTTTATCCCAAAGGTCTTCTTGGTCAGGATCAAAACCTTTTGCGTATGCGACTTTGAACTTCTTTGCTTTTGCGTCCCATAGTTCTTTGTCGTTGGCCGCGCCGCTCATGACATAAATACCATGGTCTTTTACTAGAGTAAAACAAGGGGTCCTTTGCCCTTCGTCATATTCTTCTTGAGTAATGTGACCATGTTCAAGCATGAAGTCCGCGTAAGGTACATGGAATTTGCGTTTTTTTAATGTCACTTGTGCGATTTCTTTTAATTCGTCGCCCACGAATAACAAGTTGCTTGTTGTCATATATCTTCTCCTATATGAAAGTTAATTAATATACAATCAGTGTATCAGTTTAAAGTACTGATTTCCAATTTCTTTTCTTGAAGTCGTAGCTGTTAAGAACATCTGCGACTAGGAAAAACCATTCTTGAGCCGGACCATTAGGCGACTTCATATCGTCTTCATCAAAGTTGCCATACTTTTCTGAGGTATTCCAGTAGCCACCATAATGTCCACCATCTAATTGCGCCTGGTCCAGAAAGAAACTGTAATCAATAAAGCCATCACTACTTATGTGGCCATACATTTCAAAAGTCCCTTCTGCGAGTTCTAATTTAAAACTGAGAGGACTGGCGCCATCTTCAGTTCTAAATAAATATTCTTCGTCTTGTTTATTCATTTTTTTTCTCCGTTAGGTGTGCGGTTGAGTTTGTATTAGGGAGAGCTCAACCGCACGGGTTGGACTAAGTTAAATCCTTAGTTATTTGTTTAATGATTTCTTCTAATCTTTCTCTGAAGTCAGGGGCAATCAGGGCTATTGCTAGTCTGCGTTGCACATCTTCTTTCAAAGTCCATTCATTGAAATCGAACTCTAGGCGATTGCCATATTGAGTCCATGCAAAACGCACATGCTCTTCTTGATTCTGTGCGTTCCATTTAGAAACTTCAGCGCCAATAATGTCTGAGGTCTCTCGCCTTTTGTTTTCAAGCTCTCTGATAGTGTCATCAAGATTTTCATATTCTTTTGCTATCTTCTCAAGCTTTTTGTATGCACCAGTTTTTCTAAGTTTCTGGTGCGCCTTAGTTTTAGATGTCTTCACATCTTCAGCAATGCGGTGTGCGATTGCGTCTATTTCAAAGCGTCTAAGCTCTTTAGGTTGTGCCATAATAGTCTCCTTTGTTTATGGGTTTTAATACTAGGATTATAATTCATTTTGTGTAATAATCACAGTATTAATTAACAACCATTAAGGAGAAAATTATGGATAAATTAAGCGGTAAACATTTACCTGACCTGACTTCAAAAGAAGTCACGAAAGAAGAGGCGGCAGCCAGACTATATGAAGCACTTAAAAAAGAGTGTGAAGAGTGGGGCCAAAATCCAAAGAGCGAAGTTTATATGACTTCGGACCATACCAAATGCGAGTATATAAAAGAAGGCGAAATCTGGGTATGCTGGGAAGCTGGACCTTTTGACTGGGGCGTTGGCTATTCTTTAGGGTCGCATCCGGATAGTTATTCCTGGCC